ACAGTAGGTATGTGGTGGTGTACTGCCCCCATCTAAAGATTATATCATCGTTTAAACCAAGAAGGAAGACCTAAATGAGGACGCCTGTCAAACATATTTTTCTTTGCTCCTGGGGTCTTACGATTGTTATAATGCATAAAAACCTGTACGCATTCTTTACCTTTAAACTTATTTCGCCAATGCTCTAACTCACATCCAGAATAAACTAACATATCTCCTGGTTTTAAATCTACTTTTACACCTTTAGCTTTGCTTTCAGCAGTGATATTTTTGCCATCTGGTATACCAACATTTTCATTTGGACTAAGATATATAGGCCAGTCATCACCACCTAAATTCATAGTCGTAGATATCTCACAACTAAATCTGTCTTTGTGTCTTTTTAGAATATCACCTTTTTTATAGATTCTTGCATAGGTATAAGCTGGATATAATTTTAATCCTGTTACTTTTTCCATTTCTGGTTGGCATTTAAGCATTAAAGTTTCCATAACTATATTAGAATAGTGACTGTAAGTATCCGGTATCTGGTCGTTCTTAGTTTCGTAACGACCTATAATCTCTTCAAAGGGTGAAAAATATCTAGCATTTCTACAAGTATCGTGTACTTGCTTTTGCATACAAAAGTAATTTGCAATAAAGATTGCTAGATCTTTTGATATAGCCTGTCGTATGACTGTGTACTTATTTTTTTTAAATGACATTAATCCAATCCTTTCTAACTAAACTTAAATCAAAAGCAATTGTTATTCGTTTAATACTACTTTTATTCGTATCTGTGTAATGAGGTATACAATTTTGAAACAAAGTTAATTTACCAGGAGTATTTAAACTTTTGTGAACATTAGGTTTATTAATTTGATTAACAGGACATATATAATATGTAGAGGTGTCTTTAGATTGAATACAAAAGTGACCTCCTAAATAACTATCAGGACTTACATCGTGTAAATGTGGTTTAATTTTTTCTCCTTTTCTTAAAATATTATACCAGCCCTTAATAAAAAGAACGTTAGGTATTGACAACTCACAATGTCTTAAAAAAGTTTCATGTAATTTTACTATATTTTTTTTAAGTTTAATTATCTCTTTATTTTTAAAATTAAAAAGGTTGTAACTACCATGTTTACTTGTAATAGATTTTTTACCTAAACCAGTAAAACCATCATTACCACTTTTAAATTTTAAAATATCTTTTTCTTTTTTTAATAAAAAAGAAGTTAAAGATTTAATATCAATATTATTAGTAGCTTGTTCTACAAAAACATAATGCCATTCAGGTGCAAAAGGATTATTTTTAGGATTACTTTTAAATGATAAAAAATTACACATCCTTTGCCATTTCTTTTGGTACAGCTTGTATGTTCCAATGTATAAATCTAAATGGTTCTATACCATGATCTACTGCGTATTCATGTTCTAAATAACCTGGAAATATAATTAATGTTCCTGGTTTTGGTCTTATATGAAACTGTTCGTGACCTGGCCATACACCTTTTAAATTTGATTTCATATGTAGTTTAGTTGTTCTAGCACCAGTCCTTGGTTCGTGAAATATAGGATATGATGTCTTATCACTACACTTTAAAAAGTAAAAACCTGACACGTGTTGATTCCAATGTATATGTGCTGAATGATGACCACCACCTTTTTTAGAAAATTCTTGCACCCACATCTCACTAAACATAGTTGTGTACTTAGACATATCATAACCTTGATGATCTAAGTACTCCCAAGACTTTTGACCAATGTAATTTCTAAAATCTAAAAAATCATTGTCAGCCATAAGTGGTGTTGAATGATATGATCTTCCAAAGTCACCGTGTTTTTTTATGTATTCCTTTTCTCTTTTACGAGCATCAATAATATATTTATTAGAAGCTTTGTTTAAAGATTTTACAAACTCTGGTTTTTCTTCACTCCATATTGCAGTTGAGAAATAACTATTTATAATCATTGGATCTCCTTTAATTTATTAGGTTCTATGTTTTGGGCACACAAGTTAAAAGAAATAATAGTTTTTCGTGTAGAAGTTTGGTTTTCAATTGCTCTATGAATTATAAAACTAGGAAAAATAATTATGTCTCCTTCCTTTACTTTTAAATTTATAGGTTTATTGGTAATAGGTTCTAGTATTTCTGTTGAAGGAGATTTATTATTAAATTCTAAATAATAGACTCCCGTAAAAGTATCGCCATGAATATGCCACCCGTGTCTATCATTTTTAAGATATTGCTGAAACCACAATGCAGACATTTTAACATTACTAATTCCTAATTTTTTAATTTCTAAATTAAAATATTCTTGTAACTCAGGAAGAAGTAACTGAACCCATTTTCTATACCAATCATTTCTTTGGTCCCAATCTACTTTAGATATCTTATCATATCCTTGCGTATCAATTAAAGATTTTGCGTTAGAAGAATCAATTAACTTTAATAATTTTTCTTTTAATAAAGAATGTTTTGTAAATGAATTATGTAAAACAGGAGTGTTCATTTAAAAGGTCTTCCTAAATGCCATGCTACAAGACTGTATCTTGTGCCAGCGGTTACTGGTTTAACTCTATGCCACACAAAACTAGGGAATACAATAATAGAACCTTTAGGTAATATTTCTTTACATTGTATTCTATGTTTCGATTCATCTCGCAGATGTGGATCATAGTTTCTAAAATCAAATTCTAACTCACCACCTTTATATTCTGAGCCATCGGTTAATTGACAGGTCATAGATAGTTTTCTAATTTTTCCATTAGAAGGATCTTCTTTTTTTCTTTGATAAGGTTTATCCCAACTATCACAATGCCAATCATAATATTGATTTAATTTATATTTTGTAAACTGACAAGACTCAGACCAATCCCATTCAAAATTCCAACCAGCACTTCTATTTGCTTCATGTACGTAAGGGTGTATTTCTTTGTATATCCATTTATCGTTAAGCCATACTAAATCAGAATTTCTTTTTCTTTTTAAATCTAATATTTCTTGTTTATTTAATTTTTTATCTCCATAACCACCTGTTCTAGCCATTTCTTCTTTTTGTTGATTAGCATAAGCTATGACTTCGTCACAAAATTTAGGTGTTAATACACCACTAAAATACCAGTAATAATTCGTTATATTCATACTATATTCTTTTTAATTTCTTTTATTACTTTTTTATTTAACCGAGATTCTTTAAACCTTTTGTACCTATCATATAATGGGATAAATTTTTCCCAATAAGAATGTGTACCGCAAGTATAAGATATTTTGTCTAACTTTTTTGTCATGTCAAATCTTATTAATTCTATAGGATTTTTACAGTTAAAATGAAAGTAAACTATATCTTCATTTTTTTCTATTTTAAATTTATTTTTATTCCATATATTAAATTCTAAGTTTATATTTCTAAACCATTTAGAAATATTAAAAGTTCCTGGTACAATAGAACCATATTGCAAATGAGGAGCATTTGAAAAAAAAGGGGAAGTCATTGTCATTTCAATATCTTCTTCACTAAAAAATATATAACTTAATTTAACACTAAATAATTTATTGTTTTCTAAATTATTAGCGTGTGGCGTATCCCAACCTAAATGATTTTTCGAAACAGGAATAATGTTGTCATTATCTATATGATAATAAGTTTGTAAAGGACATTTAAAAACTACTATTTTGCTAGTTAAATTTTTTACAGAAGGACATAAAAAAAGATTATTAGACTTCTCTAAATTTTTAGATTTTTTATTTTTTAAATCTTCAAATAAAATTGTAGGATCTTTATATAAAATAGTCCAATCTGTATCTTCGTTGTGAACTGCAGGAGACCAATAAATTTTAGAGGTATTCATAAGTTATAGTTTGTACAAAATTTAAACTATCCTTTTGATTATTGGTTAAGTAATACATACAAGTTGATGGAAACATTATAAATTTATTATCGCTAAGTTCTATATCCCAGCTTCTACCCTTACGTCTATTATCTTCATAATGTATTCTGACATTACAATTTTTGACGTTAACACCATACAATAATGTAAAGTCTGGTGAATTACGTAGATCTACTGGGTCTATATTTAATAGTGGGACAGTTGTTTCTTGGGGTTTATACATATTACCCCACGTGTTTTTGTTAACTAAATTAATATTGTACTCAAGACCCACGTGATCTCGCATATAAGTATTTAATATATCCCAAGTTTTTGAAAATGGAAAAGGTGAGTCTGTAACTTCTGAAGTTAATATGTCCTTTTGTAATTTATCTCGGTCAATGTCCCAATCTTTAGGCATTGCTACATCACCAAAATATAATGCTATTTCAGATAATACTTTCTTTTGCATACCACATACCTTTTTAAATTAGACTTTATCGTCTGTCAAGTCCCAGGATTGACCTTCTTCATTCCATTTATAAGACCACTGGTGAGTGTCAGCTGCATTTTGTGATTCTTGTTCTGCAGTTAATGCAGGTGCATCACCAATAGGTGATTTCCACATTGCAGTTGCAGTGTCTTTTACCCAAGATGCATACGGTTTTTTATGCCAAAAGATTTGATTATCTTCATCCCACTCCATACCTATGCCAGCATAGTTTCCTCTTAAAGGAGTGCCACCCTTTGTATGCTGGTTATGATAAGTGTTATATGAAGTTTGAATCCACATTTGTGCAGGCCAATTGTTGTGTAATTCTAAATATTGTTGACCTACTGCTTCATCTTCAACACCATCAGCATTTAACATATCTTTGTTATCAAGTGTTAGTACTTGAATAACTCTTCCGTTTGATCCTAGTTTTGCAAAATGTGCCATAATGTTTCTCCTTATATATTAATTTTAATTACCATTCAACTATTGAAATCTATATCTTATCATTACTATACCTGAGCCTCCGGCCCCACCATTTTCTCCGCCTGGAGCCGCAGCCCCTAAACCACCACCACCGCCGCCAGTATTAGCAGTTCCAGAAGGTGCAGGATCTCCTGCTCCGCCTGGTCCATATGAATTTGCTCCAGTTGCTCCACCACCAGCTCCACCAGCTCCACCAGCAGCATTGTGACCGCCGCCACCACCGCCACCAGCAAAATATCTTGTATTACTTTCAGGTCCTGGAGTTCCATAAGAAGGTGCTGTTGGACCTATAAAAGCATCAGGAACATAACTTCCTATTCCACCAGCAGTTCCTGCGTTTGTTGGTGCTGAACCAGGAGAAGCACCTCCGAATCCGCCACCACCAGTACCACCATCAGTTCCTGGATTAGCTCCTACGCCATTTCCTTGAGGTGGACTTACAGGAGGTGTGTTTCCTGCTCCACCTGAATTACCTGCATATGCTCCTCCTCCAGATCCACCGGCATTACCGGTTGTTGGAGAACCATTATTACTTACAGCAAATCCACCACCTGCTGATGTTATTGTTGAAAAAGTTGAATCATTTCCTTGGCCGCCTTTATTAGGAGATGATTTTGGACCTGCTGATCCTCCAGCTCCTACTGTTATTGGAAAAGCTGTCGCTGTAACTGTAATTCCAGCTGGAGCTTTTAAAGGGTTAGTTGTTGGAGTTGATTGAAAAGTTCTTGCACCACCAGCTCCTCCTCCACCACCAGTGCTACTACCAGATGGACCATCATCTCCTGCTCCACCGCCACCACCAGCTACTACTAAATAATCTACAACGTTGTCTGCAGCACAAACTGCTGTTCTACTAACTGTAAAAGTTCCTGGTGATGTAAAAATATGTGTTTTAAAATTACCACACGTTGCTTCTGTTCCACCTGTAGCTCCAATATATGGAGGAATACCTGCTTCTGTATCTTCAGCATTTTGAACGTTGACCCAACCTTTTGTAGCATCCACATACACAAACGTGGCTGCTTGACCATCTACTGTTAGTTTTGCATCAGCATCAACTCCACCAATTTTTTCTGAACCATTTGGACTTACCGTTAAATTATATGTTGCAAAATTTCTTGCATAGTCTGCAACTGCAACTATTGCACCAGCGCTTCCAGCTGGTAAATTCATTGTTAATGCACTTCCAGAATTTACAAAATAACCTTCACCACTAGTTGCAGTAAAGGTAGATGTTTTAATACTACCTGTTTGCCAATTAACAGAGCCTTCTCTACCAAAACCTGTCTGCGTTCCATTGTTTGTGATTGTTGCACCAGATGCAACTGTCAAAGTAGCACCACTAGGAAGATTAAATGTATCTCCACTATCCCCTAATGTAGTTGTACCACACGCTGTTCTTGGACTAATTTTATTTACTTTTATTTCACTCATAATTTAACTATTGAAATTTGTACCTTATTACTACAAGACCTGATCCACCGGCCCCATT